TGTTGCCAAGTACGGGCCAATGGCGACACCCTCAGCGTCGGGAGCGGTACTCGCGACAGGATCGTCATACGCGATTTCGCTTTGCCTTGGGATGGATCTGTTCCCGTCATCTAACCGGAGGGCATAAGCCATGGCTACACCCACCGATTACGCGGATATGTTTGTGGACGGTTCTCTCGAATTTCCGATTCGAGAATCGGAGACCGTTGCAGGACTAAGATACGCCGGAACGTTATCCGTCTCGACAACATGGTCGGCAGACAGGTCCCTGTCGGCTCTGTCCGAGCCGTGGTCCATCATCGACTATGCGGCACGCAACGACGGTGGCGGCTCAGGCGGCACCAGTGTTGTATTCCGAGGACGCTTTAACCAGGGGTTCAACTGATGGCACTCGTGCAATCGACGGCAGTTCAAGTCCCGGTGCGTTTGATGACCTCGGCTGGTGCGGCAGTGACTGGCGTAGCCTACAGTGGCGTTACGGCTTACCTGCAAAAAGCAGGAGGTTCCGTGACGCCCATTACCATGAGCGCGAGCAACTGGTTCGAAGTCGACGCAGCGAACATGCCGGGAGTATATGACCTCGCTCTTTCGAGCGGGGATACCGACACTCTTGGATTTTTGAAATACAGCGTCAAATCCTCGTCCAGTGATTTTTACATTGGCTCTGTCGAGGTAAACGCACCGGCCACGGTGAACATTAGCTCTCTCACTTCGGCCGTTTCGTCGGTGCAAACCGATGTGACAGCGATCAAGAGCGATGTGACAGCGATCAAGAGCGATGTGACCACGGTCAAGGGAGACTCTGCTGCCATCAAATCCGATGTGTCCGATATCAAAACCGACACATCGACGATTTCTCCCAAGGTTACGACGATTCAGACGAATACGCAGAACCTCGTGACCAACTTGGCCACTGTCTCCACCAACACGACGGACATCAAAACCAAGGTGGATACCTTGGACCTCAATTCTACGGCCATCGTCAACAAGGTCGACGGTGTGGACACGAAAGCGGCCGACATCAAATCTGCCCTTGGGACCGTATCCGGCTCCACCATCGCCGCAAAGCTGATTTCTGTCGGCTCCGACGCTTCCACCGCCGTCACCAAGGCGACAAGCATCGAGACTAAGGCGGACACCATCATCACCAACACGACGGGCCTCTCCACAAGCCTAACGACGGTAGGCGGAAACGTGTCGACCACTTTGACCAAGGTCACCGGCATCGAAACGGACCTTGGCGTCGCCAAGACCGACGTGGCGACCATCAAAGCCACGACCAACGCCACATCAAGCGCGGTCACCACGCTGCAAACCGATGTGACGACGGTCAAATCCGACGTGCTTTTTGGCAAGAAAGTGCTCTCGGGCCGGTGGAAAATCAACCAAGCCACCGACGAGCTTTACATCTACGACACCGATAACGTGACGATTCTCAAGAAGTTTGCCTTGAAGAACGCTCTCGGCGCTTCGAGCAGCTCGGAAATCTTCGAGCGCTTGCCGACCACCTAACTTTCGTACGCAGTACCACACCCCTATTTGCCTCTGTCTTGCTTTGCATGCGTGGCCCTTGGGAGCTGTTGGCCCTTTGCGTGACGGAAGGAACAGGCCATGCCGGGACTTTCATTCATCAACGCACTTGGTCCGTTGTCGGGACTCAACACAGGAGGAACTATGGCTCTTACGACCCGCCGTCCGATGTACATCACCGCCGCTGGCTTCGCCGAAGAAATGGCCAGCAACGACTACCTGGAGCTTGGCCGGCTCACCATGTCGGGCTTCATCGACATGGTGAGCAACAAAGTGAAAGGCCTCGCCCAAGCTGACACGCCAGGCGATGCCCTCGGATGGGGCCAGAACGCCAGTATCGTCAACCTGACGGTGACGGGCGCAGTCCAGCAGGATCTGGACATGGGCACGCACAAAATCACCAACGTCGTTGACCCTGTCAACGCGCAAGATGCCGCGACGAAGTTCTACGTCGACGCAGTGGCCACCGGCTTGGACGTAAAAAAGAGCGTCCGAGCTATCGCCATCAGCAACATCACCCTTTCTGGCTTGCAGACCATCGACGGCGTCTCCCTCGTGGCAGGCGACCGTGTTCTTGTCGCAGGTCAAACCGCCGGCGCAGACAATGGCATTTACGTCGTTGCCTCGGGCGCATGGTCTCGTGCGTCGGATGCCGACAGCTCTGCCGAACTGAACGCAGGAGCCTTCACCTTCATCGAAGAAGGCACTCTCTACCACGACTGCGGGTTTGTCATGACCGCAGACGAACCCTTCACCCTCGGAACTACGGCCCAGGTGTGGACGCAGTTCTCCCGCGCCGGCGTTTTGCAGCCTCGCAACGGTCTGTCGCTCAATGGTCTCTTCATTGACGTCGACACGGGTGACGGCATCTACTTGGACGGCTCCGATGCCGTGGCCATCAATCTCGCCACGGACCCCGGCTTGCAGTTCACGTCGAACAAGCTGGATTTGAAACTGGCTTCCGCTGACCAGCTCAGCAAGGATTCCAGCGGACTCAAGGTCGAAGGCGTTCCATCGCTCTTCAAGATTGCCGGCACCGCGACCTCCGCCAACGTCACGTCCGCGAACCTCGGCACCCTCACCGCGGGCACCGAGTCGTCTGCCGAGTCCCTGCACATCCACGGGCTGTTGGAGCACGCCTTCTCTGCATCCAGTGTTGCTGCTGGCGACCCCGTTTACCAGTCGGGCAACGACACGGTCGGAAAGGCTGACGCTGCCGACGATGCGAAGCGATGGGTCAACGGCATCGTTCGCTCAGCGGCTGGCGGAACCGCGCAGGTCGTCTCCTTTGGTCTAGCCAAGGGTGTTCTTTCGGGCGCCACGGCGGGTGCCCGTTATTGGCTTCAGGCGAGCGGCGGGATTGGTACGTCGCAGCCTGCCTCCGGTAACAATCTGATCCAGGTCGGTGTTGCGGCCAACGCGACGGACCTCTTCGTGCACATCATCGACCAAGGCAAGCGCGTGTAACGCTTCGCAACGCTCCCCTTCGCGGCACTTTTCAGGCGCTCCCACAACCGTTGGGTAGGCGCTTTTTTTATGCCCTGCGATGGGAGCGACGGGTGGCGAGAGCTGCCCAAAAGACCCCTCGGCCGGCGCGACGTTCATCAGACTCCTGCGCGTCGCGCCGGCCCCTGGGGCCGTTCGTTCTTTGAAAAGAAAGGCTCTCTTTTTCGATGTCCCCCTTGCGTGTTCGCGTCACGGGCGCGTTCGTCCCGAATTACGAAAACCTAAAAGCAAGGCCGCCCGCGGTCGTTGGTCGCAAGTGGATTACCGTCGACGGAAAGCTCGCGCTCGAAGAAGTCGATGAGCCCGCTGAGCTCCCCGTGCGCGCCGAATACCTCATCGCCCTCCGCGCCGGCGACCTTCTCGCCGCAGACCAAGCCACCGCCGACCTGGCCGGCGTGAAGTTCATTTCGACACCGAGCGCCGCCCCTCCCGCGGCCGAAACGAAAAAGGAATAACGAATGGGCGCAATCCAAATTACGGGGCTCGCCGCAAACGACCCCGTCCCCGGCAGTTATGTGCAGGTCGCGTTTGCTCAGGGCGACGTCAGCATGGGCGGTGGGTCCTACCCGGCGCTCATCATGGCCAGCAAGACGTCCGCGGGTTCGGCCACCGCCGACACCATGATTTATGGTCCGACGTCGAACCCGCCCCTGTCGACGGAAGCGGACGCCATCGCCCTGTTCGGTCCTGGATCTCCCGCCCATCGCATGTGGCAAAGCTTCGTCAGCGTCAACAAGACGACGCCCGTTTATGTGATTTGCCCAAGCGAAGCCGCAACCGGAACGGCCGCCACGGGCACCATCACCATCACGGGCACGGCAAGTGGCGCGGGCACGCTTCGCGCCTACGTCGGAGAAAAGTTTGTCGAGGTGTCCGTTTCGACGAACGACACGCCCACGGTCATTGCAGCCGCGCTGGTTTCCGCCATCTCCGCGCAAACAAGTTGGGCCGTAACGGCCACGGCTTCCGCCGGCGTCGTCACGCTGACGGCGAAGGTCAAAAACAAGGGTCAGGAATGGGGCCGGTACAGCGCCACCATTAGCAGCGGCATCACCACCACGGTCACGCCGACGGTCTCGACGAAGATGACGACGGGCACGGGCATCGCTCTTGATTACACAAGCGCGCTCGCAACCATTTCCCCGCTTCGATTCTATTACATTATTCCCGAGGAAACCGCGGGCCTTGGCGCGACATCCACGGCCCTTAGCGCACTCCAATCCCAGATTGATTCCTCCGCGCTTCCTCTTACGGGCATCCGTCAGCGCATGTTCGTGGGTGCGGTCGATTCCTCCCTCACTACGAACCTGTCGGCCAATCTCAACAGCCCCCGCGCCGAAGTCATTTGGAGCCCGGACAGCGACCGTCGCCCCGAGGAACTCGCCGCGTACACCGCCGGGGTGTACTCCCTCGAAGAACAGGGACTCTCCCCGCGCTGCAACTTCAGTGGCTACGGCCTTGATACGCAGACCCAAATCACCTGGAACGTTCAGCCGCCGCGCAAGGGCACGGCTCCGACCAGGTCGGCGCAAGTCGCCGCCCTCAACGCTGGCATCACGCCCATCGGCGTCACGCTGTCGGGTCGCACGTACATCATCAAGCGTGTCACGACCAAGTACCAAACCAACAGCCTGACCGACTACCGCATCCGTGACGCGCACAAGGTCACGATCATGGACAGATTTGCCGACGATTTGCAGGCGAAGCTTGTCCTGCAATTCTCGGGTTTGAAAATCGGAAACGACCCGGCGCAAGGACAACGTACGCCTGGGCCGGACGTCGTGACGCCGAAGATTGTTCGTGCCGCCGTCATCAAATTGCTTCGCGACTACGAAGCCCTCGACCTCGTCGAGAACGTCGACGCGAGCATCACGGCCCTCATCGTTCAACGCGAAAGCGTGCCCACAACCCGCATGGGCATTCGCTTGCCCATCGACGTCATCGACATCTGCGACCAGTTCGCCTCAGCCCTCGACCAGGTGGCCTAATGAGCACGCAACTTTACACGCTCGCGGAAGTGTATTGGAACGGTCGTAAGCTCGCCGAAGAGGCCAGCGTAAAGGTCGCTCGCGATAGCAAAGCGCAGGTCGTTGCGACCGTCGCTCGCGGCTTCGCCGGCATGTCTCCTGGCGCAAAGGACATCTCCATTAGCGTCGAGAACGCTGTTCCCGCCGCCGACTTCGAGCTGAACCCAGGAGAATACATTGATGGCCTCGTCGCCGGGGAAATCACCGTGTTCGCTGCCGGAAAAACACTTTCGTCCAAAGGTTTCATCATCAAGGACGACTTTTCTCACGCCGTAAATAGCGAAGCGAAGCTGTCCTTCGACTTCGTCGGCGAGTTTGCCGACTGGAGCTAAGTTTTCGATGCCGTTCCCGCCCAAGGACGTCGCCGCGTCCGACCTCTTCATCCGACTCACAAGCACAGAGCGACCTCATCGCATCGTCGATATTCCTCGGAAGGGACCCGACGGCGAACCCATCGCCCAGGTGGCCTTGGTCGTTCTCACGCAAGAGGAAATGAACGCGGCGGCGGCCGAAGCGGAGCGGCGCACGCGCAAACTGCTTGGGCAGGATATTCCCAAAAAAGAGGAAGCCCAAGCGGGCTACCTTGACGTTTACAATAACCTCGCGGCGATCGAAGTCTTGTTCCGGGCATGCCGTACGACGGAGGACCCGAAGAAACCCGCATTTCGCACGCCGCAGGAGATTCAATCCTCGCTGACGAGCGACGAGGTCGGCGTGCTCTATCACGCTTACCTTACTGTTCAACAGGAGCTCGGCCCCATCGTCGCTACGATGACCGAGATGGAAATAGAGTCGTGGATTCGGGTGCTCGCCGAGGGGGGCACCGCCGACCCTTTAGGGCTTCTCTCCTGGGGCGCTTTGACGACCCTGGTCCGTTCTATGGCGACGCTATTGCACGACTTACTGACGGACAAATCCTCGCATGGATCGCCTGCCGAAAGCGATTCGCCGCAAGCTGACGACGCCTTGGCGCAAGCGACTTAGATCCGCTTGTTCTTTCTAACGCTCGGACCTATCGCCCAAGAGAAACGTGGCAAACCCTATTCGCGTTGACTTTCAAGTCGGAGGCATCAAGGACGTTCTCGAAGCGTTCAACTCCGTCACGCAAGCCGCCAAGCGATACGAACGCGAACAGAATAAACTTTCCAATACGCGCAACCGAGCCGCGAAAGAAGACGCCGCAACGACGCAGGCTCAAGAGCGCACCAAGACGAGTGCGACGGAGCGCGGAGAGCGTCAGCGTTCAAGAGAGCGTGAGTCCGCTCTCAAGTACGTGGCGAACCTTCGCAATCGCTACTTTGAACAGCAGCAACGCCAGGAAGAGAAAGCGGCACGAGAGTCTGAGCGCACCCACCAACGCTCCCTCGATTACGTGGCGAACCTTCGCCGCCGCTACTTTGAACAGCAGCAACGCGAGGAAGAGCGAGCCGAGCAAAAAAGACTAAGGACCATTGAAAGGTCAAATCGACAAGCCGAGTCGCTTGCTCGCGCCAGCGCGGAAAGGACGGAAGCCAACCGCCGCCGCATCGCTGGCAGTGTAGCGTCGACCGTAACCTCGTCGGTTGGCTCGGGTGTGACCCGTTTGATGGGCGCCGCGAGCATGGTCACGGGCATCATGGGCGGCTTCACTCTCGCCGACTCGGCTCAGCGTGGGCTCGACACTCGGGGCGCCGCCGCGGACTTGGCGAACCAGTCCGGGCGAAAGGTCGCCGCCTCCGATATTCTTGCAAACGCCTCTCGCGTAGGGACTCAGTTTGGGGCCGACACGATGAGCGTCATCGGCGGTCTTGATGCCTTTGTCGCTAAGAGCGGTGACGTGCAAGCGGGCATGCAAGGCTTAGCTCAACTCGTCGAACTTGCCACGGCCACGGGCGCGGACCTTCGAGAGCTTTCGCAAACCGCCGGCATTATCCACATGGGCACGGGCAACATGGCCGAGACCATGAGGCAGATGCGCGTTCTTGCCGGCGCAGGCCGCGAGGGCTCCGTCGATATGCGCGAGCTGTCGCAATACGCAGGCCGAATTAGCTCTGGAGCTAATCAGTTTGTTTCCAAGGGCGCGGCCTTCTCGCAACTCTCGGCTGTTGTCCAGCAAGCCGCCGCAACGGGCGGAGCAACGGCCGCTCCCGAAGCGACCGAAGCGGTGACGAGGCTATCCACCGACGTCATTGAGCATCGAGCGAGGTTTGATTCCCTCGGCATCAAAACCGTGGACAAGTCGGGCAAATACCTTCTCGACCCCAAAGAGATTATCAAGGAAAGCATCATCAAGACGAAGGGCGACTCAAGTCTTCTTCTCGAGCTTTTCGGCAAGCAATCCATTCGCGCCGTCGCAGGCTTTCAAGACATCTACAACCGAGCGGGCGGAGGCCAGGCGGGCGAGGAGGCTATGGAAGCAGCCTTCCGCAAATTCGAGAAGGCGGAGCTATCTGAGGTCACCGTGCGGCAAGACGCCGCATCTCGGATGCAGGAGGCTGATAAGCAGTTCGCCGCCGTCATGAACGAGCTTCGCGAGAAGGTTGCCGCGGAACTCATCCCCGTTTTGATTCAACTCGCCCCTCAAATCAGGGAGTTGATTCCGGCTTTCGTCGACTTGGTCAAAGCCGGCGTCGACTTCGCCACCTGGCTCAAAGATAATCCCCTCAAAGGCATAGGCGCCATCATGGCCGCCCAGGTCACAGCCGACCTTGCCGCAGCGGGGCTAGGCCAAGTCATCACAAGCGGCCTCACAGCGGTCTTCGCTCGCCTTGGTGGCTCCGTCGCGACGGCGGGCGCAGGCGTTGCCGCCGCAGGGGCGGGAGCTACCGCAGGCGCGGCGGCGCTTACGGCGGGTGTTGTACTCTCGGCAGGCATGGCGGCGGGAGGATATTACCTGAGCCAAGCATCCGACGATCAAGTCACACGGATGAAGGAAGCGCAGGCCGATGCGTCTGAGCTCTCTGCCCTCAAAAAAGATACAGCGGGCCTTTTTGGTCGTTTGCAGGACACGAAGAACACGGTCTCCGACCCGATTCTGAATCACATGCAGACGGGCGAGATTCAGGCGCAAATTGACGCCAAGCTCAAGCGCGTCCAAGAGCTTACGCAGCGGGCGACAGCACGCAAAGAAAAGTCCGAAAACTACGTCGAAAAGACGATGCTTGGCGCCATCGGGCAGGGCGACGTCTACAAATCGAAGGTCGCTTCGGAAAACCGATTGAACGATCCCCTTCTCGCCGAATTGAACGCGACGATGAAAAAGTTTGTCGATGGCCTGTCGCAACTAAACGGCAATCAAAGCGGCGGCTCCCCTCCGTCCATGCTTCGCCCAGAAACCACCGTCTCTTTGAGTAGCCCGGCCCGAGCTAGTCAGTAAGCCATGCCTGACTTCTTCACCTCAAAACTTCGTGAGGCGACGTTCCGGGATATCTCCTTCCCAGTCTCTTCGTTTCAGCTCGGCTTCTCGCAAGATATCGCGCAACACAAGCGCCCGGATCAGGACGGGGCATTTATCGAGGCGACGGGCCGAAACCCGCTTACGTTCCAAGCCACGATTCCTTTCGTTTTCGGCCTTGCGAAAGGTTCCAACGAAACTTGGAAAAACCTCTATCCAGAGCAACATGCCAAATTTCTCGCCGCCATGGCGGACCGACGCAAGGGAAAGCTCGTCCACCCAAGTTTCGGCGAAGTCATCGTCAAGCCGGTATCGTGCCAGAGCACGCTGACGCCAGAACGACGAAACGGAGAGACGGTCTCGGCGGATTGGATCGAAGCGAACGAAACCGAAGAGGATAGCGATAACCTCTTTGGCCGGAAGCTTTTCGCGGAAGGCTCCGCCAACGCGCTAGCGCTTGACGAATTGCTTTCGAACAGACCGCTCATCAAGAAAGCCGACCCCGACCCTCGCATCTCGCTTTCCGAGGCGTTCAATCGCCTCGTTGCCGTTTTTGATACAGCATCGCTTCTCGTTCGCCGGGGTCTCGCCGAAATCGACCGTTTGGCTTATCGCCTCGATACGCTTCACCGTGCCGTGTCCAGCTTGGCCGACCCAAAAAACTGGGACGTTCGCCAGCGCATCTCCCGCCTTGTTCAGTCGGTCGAAAAGATTCGGAGGCTTGGCATGGGCAACGGTCAAATCAGCTTTTACATCGTGCCGAAAACCAAGACCGTGGCCCAACTTGCGACAGACCTCGGAACGTCAACCCGCGAGCTTATCGAATTGAACCCCTTTCTCTCTTCTCGTCTCGTCGTCGAGCGCGGCGAAGCCGTCCGGCGATTCAAGCGAAGCTAATCCGCCTTTCCCATGGTCGCCGACTTGGACGAATGCGTGGTCTATCTCTTAGATCACAACAAACCACTTTCTTCGTGGACGTCTTACAGCTTCGTCAGCGACTTTCTCACGCCGACCGATTCCTTTCACTTCACGATGGCCGCCCCGGAGCTCGTTGATACCGTCTCGCGGAGCGTTCGCGAAGGCCTGCACGTCACGCTTCGGGTCAATAAGCAGACGATTTGCACTGGCGTCATCGACGAGGTCGCCATGGGGGCCGATCGCGATTCCGGAACGATTTTCGAGTGCAATGGACGAGATATCCTAGGGGACGTTGTCGACGGTACGGTCAGCCCGTATCTCAAATTTTCGCCCCAAGACACTCTGGCCAAAGTCATCGAACAGGTGATGGGTCCGTACGGCGTTCGCACCATCGTCGAGGATACGGCCGCAAATCGGTCCCTTCGGGTCGGAAATAAGTTCGGCGAACAGAAAGTGCAGCCTTCGACGAAGGCGGCAAGCGCGTCGACAAAGCGCATTCCCGTCACGAAGAAATCTCTTCTAAGTCGAGGACAAGGAAGCAGCGCCGGCAAACCGACGCAGCGATTTCTCAACTTCGAGGCGAAGCCCTACCCTAGCGAGGGCGCTTACGAGTTCGTTCACCGCCTTGCCAAGCGTGCCGGTCTCCACGTTTGGGCTCAGGCCAACGGCGGAGGCGTCGTCGTCGGAAAGCCGGACTACACGCAAGAGAGTTCCTTCCAGCTCACTCGCCGCGTTTCCGGTACCAAAGGCAGCAACCGAGGGGGAGCGAACAATATCCTCTCCGGCTTCGTGAAATACAGCCGGACAAACCAACCAAGCGTCATCATCGCAGGCGGGAAAGCCGGAGGGGGCGAGTTTCAGCGTTCGACGATGCGCGTTGTCTTCGTCAACGAGCTTATAGCTCGGCAAGCGAACGGCAACCTCGTCAAAGGAGTGCAGGAGTTCATCGAAAAATGGGCCGCTGGTGACAGCGCTCCGTCCGACCCCAAAAAGCTGGCCGAATACCTGAAGAAGTCAAACAAGGCGTACGTCATCACGGACGAAGATTTCGAAGGCGAAGGCGACATCCCGCAATCGCTTACGCCCTACCCGCTTTGTCGTCCGCTCTATCTCGTCGACCAAGAGAGCAACAACCTCGAACAGCTTATCAACTTCACCAAGCGCGAGATGGCCACCCGTCAGATGCAAGCGCTCGAAGTTCGATACGAAGTCGCCGGTCACTCTCAGGACGGCAAGATTTGGGCAACCGATACGATGGTCGACGTCGAGGACGACGTGGCCAATCTTTACGAACGGCTTTGGGTCAAGTCCGTCACGTTCACCAAGTCCCGAGGCCAAGGCACCCGCACAAGCCTCACGTTGATTCGACCTAACACCCTCCGGCTCTAATGGCAGCACCTTCTCTCGGCGCACTTTGGGACCGCGGCATTGCGATTCTCAACACGCTTCGCAACGCCAAGACCAACACGATGACGGCGAACCTCGGGGACGACGAGGGCAACATCACCGAAAGTTCGGGCGCCGAATGGTGGCAACACATCGGCTTTGCAAGTCGCCCCTCGAAGGTTTCCCCAGAGCTCAAAGATAGGCAAAAGAGCGGCGGCCCCCAAGCCGTCATTCTTCGCGGGAGTGACAGAGATTGTGTCATTGCCTCTCGCGATACGCGGTGCCATTCCCTTTACGGAAGCCTCGACTACGGAGAGACCTGCGTATTTGGCTCGGGCGAAGACGGCAAAGCCCAAGGGCGCATGGTCATCAAAAAAGATGGCTCGGTGTTTCTTTACACACGCGCCGGCAACGCGACGGACGGCAACGGGATGACCGTATCGCTCGACGCCACGAACAACCAAGTGAGCCTTCTCAACGGCAAAGGCTACGGCATTATCATCAACGAAGACGGCATCACGCTGACGGCTGGGGATGCCGCTATCGAAATCAAAAGCAGCGGGGGCATCAATATCACCGCCACGAAGACGGCGTGCATTGACGGCAACACCATCGCTTTGGGAGCGGCGGCCTTACCACTTCCGGCATTCTTTGCGATTCGTGGCCCCACAGGCGTATCAGGCGCTCCGAGCACAAAGGTCTTGATGGAATGAGTTGCGGATTTGCTCCCATCAAGTTGTCCGGCTTCGACATCGACCTTGATGCCATCTTAGGCGCGTTCGGTAAGCCTGGATTTTCTGTATCGCTGGACATCGACTTTCCATCTTTCGACGAGTCGATGAGTTTTCCAAAAGTGAAGATGCCCGGCTTCGACATCGACCTTGATGCCATCTTAGGCGTGTTCGGCAAGCCTGGATTTTCTGTGTCACTTGACATCGACTTTCCATCCTTCGACGAGTCGATGAGTTTTCCAAAGGTGAAGATGCCCGGCTTCGACATCGACCTTGATGCCATCTTAGGCGCGTTCGGTAAGCCTGGATTTAGCATCTCTCTATCGCTTCCAAATCCGAAGTGCCCGTTGGAGTGACGTAAATGGCTCTGGACAAATCATCCCTTGCCACGGCTCTGATAGCAGCCGCGCAAACACAGGACGATGCGGGGAAGGCCGTCTGGACAGCGATAGCTTCCGCCATTGATACGTATATTAAAACGGCCACCGTAAGCGTGACGCTAAACGGCGGAACCCTTGCCACAGGGGTTATGTCGGGACCGTCTACGGCCCCTGTAACGGGCACGGGTACAGGGACCATCTCGTGACCGGAGCAGGCCTCACAAGCGCAGGAGCCTTTCCGGCAGGCTTCGGCTCCGTTTCGACCAACGAGCGCGACACGTCCAAGATTTTCGAAAACGAGACGGGCGATCAATTTGGCGCACGCTACATCGACCCGGTCACGCGCCAATACAGCTTTCAATCCTCTGGCCGCATGAAGGGCATGTCGAGCGTTGCGCAACTCGTCGAGCTTGCGTTCCTGACAACGAGGTCGAGCAGCGTTCTGACAAATTTCGGCCTTGAGCCCCACAGAGGGGTCATCGGGTCAAACTTCGAGGCCACCCGAAAGCAGGCCATCGAACAGGCCCTGAGCTACCTCACAGGTCAAGGCTTTATCGAAATCGTCAGCATTGACGTTGATGTCAAATCCCGTCCTGTCACGGCGCTCGTTCGTTGGCGAGACCTTACGACGTCCGAATCATCCGTAACCGAAACACGAGTGTAATGGTCGACTTTACCGTCAAAACCGCCGAAGAAATCCGCGACGACATTCTTCGCACGTACGAAGCGGGACTCTTGCGAATCGGTGTTCCGAACCCGAACGTAGGACCTGGGAGCGACCTATACATCTTGGCCCAAGCCATCGGCAACCAGCTTGAGGTTGCCATGGCAAACTGCCAGGTGCAGGCGGACAATCTCCTGCCCGATACCGCAACAGACGAAGCCATTTCGCGATGGCTAGACATCTACGGGCTATCTTTGCGCGAAGCTGCCGGCGCTCGCGGCTCGGTCATCTTCGAAACGACAGCGACGACCTACGTCTCACTCTACACCGAACTCGTTGACGATATCGGTCTTCGATACCGTGTCACGGTTGCCGGTTACTATTCGGACAATAGTTCGATTCCCATCGAAGCCATCGACACGGGCGCGGACACGAACCACGAATCGGGTGATGTCCTTCGCTGGGTCTCCCCTCCGCCGTTTGCCTCTCAAACCGTGACTGTCGCTACGGGCGACCTTACGGGCGGCGTCGACGAAGAGACTCAGGCGACAGCTTACGAACGCCTAAGGACGTTCCTGCGTAACCCGCCACTTTCCGGAAACGCTTCGCATGTCGCCACCTGGGCCGAAGAAAGCTCCTCGCTGGTACAGAAAGCTTTCGTCTACCCAACAACGTTTGGGCCAGGTAGCAACTTCGTTTCCGTCGCGGGATACGCTACGGACGTATCCAAATCGCGCCAGGTCGACGGTCTTATCGTGACAAACACCGTCAAGCCGTACATCGAAGGCAAGGGAGCCGCTCCTGTCGATGTGGCCGTATCGAGCGCGGTGGATGTGCCGTTCAACCTCTCGATGGCTCTCACGTTACCGTCATCGCCAAAAGCATCCCCACCTGGTCCCGGAGGTGGATGGACCGACGGCTCGCCGTGGCCTCAGTTGATATCCAAAACCTACGTTTCCGTCCTCGCATCTCCGACACCAACATCGACTCAGTTCGCGGTCGATGCGGAGACTTTACCCATCGAAGGCGTGACCCAAATCTGTTGGCTATCTCCGACGGACTGGAAGACGTACCAAGCTACGGTCACCAAGGTTACAGGGACGGCCGGGAACTGCGTCATCACGATTGACCAAGCATTTTCAGGCATTGCCGCCGGCCACACGATAAGCCCCAACGCGGTCAACGCGGAGACGTACTTCGACGCCATTGTTGAACACTTCGCGTCCTTAGGGCCGGGCGAAATCTTCTCGTCCACTCATCCGAGGTTCGGGCGCGCATTTCGCCACCCGCCTCCGTCGCAGGGATGGCCGTATCGCGTCGACGCTCAGCTTCTCAAAACCGTCGTAAGCTCGAGCGACGAGGTCATGGACGCTTCGTACTTGTATCGAACAAGCTCCGCCGGGCCTTCGGCCGTCGCCGGTCTGCCGACCATTTACGTTCCCAACAACATCGCATTTTATGAGCTGACCTCATGACGTTGCCGGACGCGGACAGTCTTTCGACCTACGGCGGACCCTACGCCAACTATGGAACCGGCCCCGTCGACCCGACGACCGACCTGGATGCAAACCTCTTCAATAAACTTGCTGCCACGGCGGCCATGGCTTCGCGCATGGTCGACCGCTGCGAGGTGGCTTTTGTGTATTCAGGCTCAGCGGCCACGGTGTCGAGCTTCGAAGCCGTGTGGAAGGGCAACTCCACAACTACCCCGACCATCACGCGAACGGCCACGGGAACGTTTACGATCACATGGCCGTCTTCCGTCCAAGACGAGCTTCTCGCATCTCACGCTCTCAACCTCTCAAGTGCTTTTGGTTGGGCGCAAGGGGCCACAAACTATCACCTGCAAGCCTCCTGCGCGGGGAACGTGATTACCCTCTACGTGTTCAACACCTCGGGCACTCTTACCGACCCGACAGGCATCACGCTCAGGGTACGGGCTCGCTAATGCCGTCCTTCGGCGGATACACACCCTTTCCCATCCGGATGGGGGAAAGCGTCGCTCAGGTCGAGGTATTGACCAACGCTTTGAACGCTTCCCGAGGCGACGCCTACGACGTTACGGAATCGAGCAACGTTTGGGTGGAAAACCACGCCATCGCTCGCGCCATTGCCGACGTGTGGCAAACGAACGAACGACTTGGGCTTCAGACTGACCTTTTGCGCACGTCGATGGTCGAGCGTTGGGAAGCCATTTTCGGAATTGTTCCGAGCCCTGAGCAGACCCAAGTTGAACGACGCTCTGCTTTGCAGCAACGTCAAAAGCAGGTGGGTCTCGCCAGTACGTATCAGCGGCTTGAAGACGCGATTACGGCGGCATTTGGTACCACGCTGCCGTTTTCTATCGAGCTAACGCCAAGCACAAGCGGGAACATCATTAGCAACGACCCAGCAGGTTGGTACGTATCCTGTTCCAGCGCCACGCAGCCCGCCTGCACACTTTCCGGCGTCGTCACCAGTGACACTCTCGTCGAAGTGACCATTCTTTCCGGCGGCACAACGGCGACGATTGCCGTAACCGTTGGGACTTCGTCGCCCACGTTCTCCACTGTGTCGGTCACAACGACGCCGCTCGTTATCGCCAACACAAGTCTGACATGGACCTTCGGGGCCTCGTCGATAACCGCTGGCACCTATTATCGCGCTCAGCCAACCCCAAACGGGTTTTCCTCGTCGGCGTGCGAGTTGACGATTCTATGCTTCCCTCCATCGTGGATGAGTGACGCGGAATACTACGACACGGTGGCCCGCTTGCGGGTCATCCTCGATGACGTCCTCCCGGCTTGGGCCAGTTTCCACGTTGCGCGAGACGGCACCGTTCCGGGCTCGTTCATTCTCGACGAACCTAGAAACCTCGACAACCAGCGGCTTTCATGACCATAACACGAGTCAATTCTAGCGGGTGGCCCACCAACGGCACGGTGACCCGCGCCGAAATCAACGCCCTGGATACGAATGTTACGAAGGCGCTTGATCGAACCAGCGCAGGCGATTCGTTGCAGGGACGAGTTTTGCTGACAGGAGCCGGTCGCATTGCTTCGTCGGTATATTCGATTCCTAACGCCGGCGGTTCCGTCTCGTACACCATCGGCAACACCAACAACGTTGTGCGAGCCCACGGCTCTGTTACAGCAGACGTTACGCTGGCACTTTCCACAACCGGCGCACTCGACGGTGACCTTGTTTCGATTTATGCCGAAACAGATTTCAACTACGGCCTTTACGTCGTCCAATCTGGCATTCCAGCGCCCCTTTATCTTCTCGGAAATAAGTCGTCTCATGATGGAACATGGGTGCAACTGATTTATTTCGGTAGCACTTGGAGAGTCTACCAACAGGCGCAAGGGTCAAGACTGAGGCGCGACGATATTACGTCCACGACAACGTGGACTTGTCCGCGTGGAGTTTCCAGCGTTCTGATTTACGCCTACGGCGGCGGCGGGCATGGCGGTGACGGGGGCTCCGGCTCTGGCTCTACATCTGCGACGGGTGGGTCTGGTGGCGGCGGAGCCGTCGGCATTTGGGCAACCATGGCCACGACAGCGGGTTCAAATTACTCGGTCACGGTAGGCAGAGGCGGAACGGCGGCGAGCGACCCGCATGGGCAACCGAGCACAATCGTATTGTCTGGCTCTACGCTTGTTTCGGCTCCTGGTGGATACGGCGGGTGGAACGGCTTTGTCTATTCATCTGGTTTCGCAAACCGAACGCCCATCCCCGGTATGCCCGTTCCTTATGATTACGGAAGCCGCATGAATACATCGATTTCCGTCGATGCTTATAACTCCATGCTTATTACCGCGCCCGGCACCGGAGGCATAGCGGGGCCTCCTGTTGTGAGCAACGCCCTCGCCTATTCGCCGACCGATGGACAGGCAAACGTGAGCCTAAACGGTACGATAAACACCGGAGGCAACGCAGGTAGCTCGTTCAATTATGGAGGCGGCGGAGGCGGCGGAGGCGCTGGCCCTGGTGGTCCCGGCGGAAACGGGGCGTGGGGCTCGTATGTTGCTGGTACAGCAGGATCTGCTGGCTCAAGCGCCGCCGCTAATTCGGGAGCTGGTGGCGGTGGCTCTGGCGGTTCCGCGTCTGGTGCCGCAGCGATCAACGGCGGCTCAGGTGGCTCCGGCAAAGTCGTCATCTTCTACGTAAAGTAAAACCCAATGCCATCACCTCTCTGCACCGTTAAAGACGGCTCCGGCGCCATTCAGACCACTCCCCCTGTCGCGACCGTTACGCCATCGAACAGCGTGGAAATCGTCCTCGCCGACGCGACGGGCGTATCTACGTGGTCCATTACGTGCATCTACACGGACGAGACAACGACCCCGGCGGCCATCAACGCTTTGCTGACGGTACTTGGACCGTCCAAGACCGCGATCTTTACCGCTCCGCAAGCCGGAACGGCCATGATTTTTCAGAGCGTCATCAACGGCGGACTCAATGCGAACGGAGCTACCGACCCGTCGCTTACGTGCACATTCAAAATTAGCACGCTGACGGCTTACGGAACCCACGTTGTCGCAGCGAACGAGACGAGCGAGCATGGGAGCTCCGGGTGGCTTCCCGTCCTAAACAACGCCTCACGAGGCGCAGCGTTCACGGGCGCGCTCTCGTTCTTCCCGTCGTTCTACAAATCATCGCCCGACGGTTCTGCTCTGATTTACCGACGCGGCGACTCCATATCCACGCCGACGTTTCAAGCTCGCTACGTGGGGACGATTCCGACGAGCGCGACACTGAGCACGGCATCTTTCGCCTGTTCCTCGACTCCCACGGCCCCAACACCATCAACCCCGTTCGAGTCGTTTGCTTTTTCAGGATCGCTTTCCGCTACAGGTAGCGATGGGGTCAACGACCCTTCGTACACAGTAACTCTCAATGCCACGTACAACCCTGGGAAAAGCAACGTCGACCCGTCGCTATCGGTGACCAAGACACTGTCGCAAACCATCTACTTCGCAAGCGATGTGTACTTCGGTTACTCCTCTGGCACGTCGATAACGGCGACCAACGTCTATTCAGGCTCGCTGGTGACGGGTTTCACCGACCGCTTGCAGCGCGCAAGCGCCGGAACGTTTAGCGTCACAACGCCAGGGACCGCCCAATACCTTTATTTTCTAGTTCCTACGTCTAGCCAATACACAACGTTTCCAGCGTTTGCGCACGCAACCATTGCCAACCTAAGCTGGACCAGTCACCTGCCCATCACCATCACCAGAAACGGCGTGACGAGAACCTACAACGTCTGGCGAACAAGCTCGACAGTGGCCACGAACACGACACACACGGTGACAGTGTCCTAATATTTATCTTTGCCCTTGCTTGTTCTTCGTTCGTCTTTCCTTCGGAGGGTTTGCCCATGTCCAGCGACGACGAAATCAGCAAGGGATTTGTGCGCCTTGAATTGATGCTCTCGAACCTCGGAAAAGATATCGAAAGGCGCATTGTTCCCATCGAAAGCAGCGTCCGAACGCTTACCAACGAGGTCGCGAGCTTACGCAATCGGCAATCCACACTCGAAGGTCGCGTCGTCGAGGCTCACGAAGTCGCGCTTGGAGCCATGCGCAAAAGCTCCGACAGCATCTCCGAGGTCCAAGGCCTTACGGTGAGCGTACAGTCGTGGATGACCAAACAGGAAGCCACACGAGTCGAGGCCAGCAAGGCGCACGGCAAACGCCTCGATAGCCAAGCCGACGCGCTCAAGCGTCACGGCGACGCCATCCAAGCCCTCCGCGCCACGGTCGACCATCGCGGCCACGTTTCCACTGTTCTCCTCGTCGTGTCCATGGCGCTGATTCCGGCGCTTACGGCGGCGGCCATCAACATCATCGCCGAACTAAAAACAACGTCCATTCTGGCTAAGGACAACAAATGAAAGACCTTCGCCTCACATGGCCCATGGTGGTTCTCATCTGCTTCACCATGACTCTCGTCCTCGGCCTTCTCGCGTGGCTTATCCACGACGGAAAGGCGCAAGCAAGCGTGCTTCTCGCGCCCCTGTCCTCGTTCGTCGTGGGCGCGTCGACCTACGTGGTTGGTCTTATGAAACGACCGCCTTGGATGGATGACGTGCCCATCCACGTTTCGATTCCACCTCCCTCGATTCCCATGCCCAAGACCGAAGTCCCCCCTCCCCCTCCGTGGAAGTCCGACGATGCATCCTAGTTGGGACAAGCCGTGGCAGAACGCCATGGCCTTTACCGTCGGCTGGTTTTTGATGTTGGCCATCGTTGCCATGATTTCCGACCTATGCGGTTGCGCTCCCGTGCGCGACACAACGTGCGCGCGTGTTTTTCGCGACGAACTTCTCGCATGCGTCGAGAATGCAAAAACGATTGAAGAGAGTCACCGATGCCGGGACTTGGTCGAGCTTCGATGGGGATACCCGCATGAATGAGCTTGTCAAAACCGTCGTCGACCATTTCCTCGACAAAAGCATCGACAACGCAGGCAGGTTTGTCGAAGCGCTCGCCGACAGGATAGGAACGCCCGCCATTCGCGAACATCTCGACGCCTACGACCGTGCGCGACAAGATGCCGACGAGGCTGAGAAAAAGAAATTTGGCGGTTTGAAGCTGTTTTCAAAGTGGATCAAATGACCAAGCACACCGTCGAATCCGTCAAATGGGCATCGTTTGACAAATGGGAAGGCCCGGTCATCTACGGAAACAAGCCTTATCAGCTCCCAGCCATGCCGACGTGGTCGCAAAAGGTGATGTGGATCGTCGCCGCGACCGAGGGGAACCTCGATAGCGTCAACATGTACGACCGAGCCATCTGTTCCGTCGGCGTCATTCAGTGGACGGAGCTCACAAGCTGCAACGTCTCGAACATGCTCGGGCTTGTCGCAGAACGAGCCCCTCATGCCCTTGGCGAGCTGTCCGAGGCCATGGACCGAAGCGCGGTGAAGTTCGCCCAAACGCCAGCAGGCCTTTGGCGCTTTCGTCGAGGAAGCGAGTGGCTCGATACCCCGGAGAAACTTCGAGGCATGTACCTCGCGGGAAGCGGGCTACGAGGGTTTTGGAGCCGAGAACAAAAAGCCCATGCATCATCTTGGTGCGCCGGCATTGCCAACGTCTTCACTCACGAAGACGCGCAACTTGCGCAGGTTGATTTTACTGCGGAACGCCTTCAAAGCTTCGGACTCCCCCCGGCCGTACGCGAGCTCTGGGACGGCACCATGCCGTCGAACAGCGGGATTCAAGGCGTCGCCCGCGCCGTATTCCTGAGCTACGCCATCAACCTCCCCACGCTCGCATCCAAGCTTGTCGTATCGTTTCGAAGCTCGGCCCCCAAATGGTCGATGCCGTGGCTCACCGACTTCTTGCGCCACATGGTCTTTGGGTCGAACGTCTCGATTTGGCCAGCGCGCTACGACCGCATTCGCCCGCGGCTCGAAAGCCTATTCGCCGTCAATCTTCCAGACTTTGCCGACGACCTTCGCGGTAACGATGCCGACGGTCTCGGCTCCCCGTCTGCTTTGCAGCAGGCTCTTGTTACGCTTGGCTTCGACCCTGGTCCCGTGGACGGCGTTTGGGGAAAACAAACCGTGGCCGCCGTGCGCGAATACCAGCGCTCACGAGGCCTTGAAGTCGACGGGCACATCGGTCCTATTACGCGCTCCCGGCTTCGTGCGGACCTCTCCCGGCGCTAACCATGGGCCTTTCCAGCGCCGCATCGGTTGGACTTGCTGGCCTCCCTGTGCGTCGCTACGGAGACCCCATGTTCGATTTGATTGATTACTTGTTTGCGTTTCTCATCGCGGCCGTCCCGGTACAGCATCACCGCTACGCCGAACCCGTCGAACGCACCTTAGCCCGCTATTCTTCCATTGCTCAGGACATCGCGACTGTCGCCCTCGACCCGAGCGAAGCGCCCGTCTACGAAGGACCCGACGCACGCGCCAAAACAGCCGTCCTTTTGGCCAGCATCGCCGCAAGCGAAAGCTTCCTCCGAGCCGACGTCGATAGCTGCAAAGCCAAGGGCGACGGCGGAAAAAGCGCCACCATCTTCCAGCTACAGAATGCGCCTTCCTCCGTATGCACCGACCGGCAGGAAGCTACTCGTCTTGCCCTCGCCCGCGTTCGCCAGAGCCTCGATTCCTGCCGCAAACAGCCCCCCGCAGAGCGCCTCTCGCTATACGCCTCGGGGCGATGTGACCGAGGCCAAAAAGCATCCCGCTACCGATGGACGCGAGCGGAACGCTGGACGTCGACTCACCCTGTAATTGACCCCGACGAACTCGATATGTATTAATCGAGTTACGGCATTCGTTGAGCTGACGTGTTCCACCTTCAAGCGGTCAAGCCACCCCCCGGGCTTGGCCGCTTTTTTTTCATTTTGTTCGCTTGAACAAAAAGGAGCGGGTCAGCGGCACCTGCGAAAATACCGCTGACCCATCATGAGTGACGCAACACTTTCCAACGTCGCGACACCAAAAAATCTACTCCGTCGTGAGGTCGAAAATCAACCGGACTTCACCGAAGTTGGATTAGAAACAACTCACGCCTGTATCGTCGAAGGTCCCCCGCTTTGCTTGGTCGTTTGACCCGGCAGAGCGGGGATTTTTTGCATTTAGCGAACGATTTCCAAGACAACCTTGTTCGTTTGCAATTTGCGCATGCCCGTCTCTTCGATTTGCCGAAGACGCTCGCGGGTAATTCCCAAGATTTCCCCCACCTCGTGAAGCGTGTGAGCTCCACGCTCCGCTACGTCCAGGCTACACGTCTCCGGTATCTCGTCGACGTCATGGTCACCGAACGTCAACTGGATGGCGTGGTTCTCTTTGACTTCGAGAAACAAGTGATGCCGACAGGTGACGAAGGGACAAGGCCGAGGACCGTAGCGGCAATCCGCCCGAGTCTTCGGCCGCTCGATGTCGGGATATTCCACGGGCAAGACGCGAAGATTCGCGGCCAGCTTACGCAGTGGAATCGTCTTGCTCTTCCACGGGCGCTGAGGCTTGCTGCGCTTCGGAGATGCCTTGTTGTCTTGGTCCTTGATGCTTTCGTCTTGGGATGTCTCGAACTTCGGCACGGGCCACAGACTACTTCGCGCAAGCTCGAAGAATCACGGCAATTCGCGTGACCGGCGCTCCTCTATTTCTGCGATGGCCTGATTGATTTCTTCAATTTTCTTTAGAAACTTTTGCCATTGCCACAAGGGGAATGTGGCCGTCCCGCCCAATCCCCGTCCCGAGGATGGGACGTAAAACGAGACACTCGTCGACCCCTTGTCCACTTCGACGAATACCGAAATCAGGCCCCAGCGACTTTCGATCATCCCGAGGTCCAACCGGATTCCTTGCACGTTCATGCCCATCCCCTCCAAGCACCCTGGTTTTGAGTGCTTGAAGGTTTTTGCACATGTTCTTGGTTTGGGCAAAACAGTGACGGATCTTAGACGCGCATCGGCATAATCACGCTCACGTGAGAACGCTCGTCCTTGTCTTGAAGGACCAAGGGCGAAAGCTCGTCGGCAAGGGATAGTTTCACCTCATCGTCCGCTAACGCCGCCAAGACGTCTTTCATGTATTCGCCATTGATGGCGGTTTTGATAACCGGCCCATCATAGTCCGCGGGAACCTCGTCAACACCGTCTCCACCGCCAGACGACGCGCTTTCCAATCGCACTTTGCCTGGTTCGATAGACATTCGCACGCCGCTCGTTCTTTCGTCTGACGCCACCAAGACCGAGCGCATGGCGTCGAGTAGCATATCGCGACCGACAAAGATGGTGTGGGGCTGTTTCTTTGGAATGACATGTTCGTAGGGAGGAAACTTCGCGTCAATCAACCGAGCCGCAAGTCGCCAACGTCCAACTTCCGCGAAGAGATCCTGGTTTTGCAACGACACGCGAAACGCTTCGTCCTTCGTTCGGTTGACCAGTGTGTCGAGCGTGACAACCGCCACGCGAGACAACAGGGCTTCCACCGATGCGCTGCTTCCCTCCACAATCCGGTGAGACGTGGCGAGACGATAGCCGTCGGTCGCTACAAGACGAACGATGTCCTTTTTCCAAACGAACAGAGACCCGTTCATATGTGGCCGGGAACAGTCCTCGGACATCGCAAACCGCGTTGTCTTCGTAAGCTCTTGCCAGGTCTCTCGTGGGACCAAGAGCCAAGCTGCGTCTTCCAACGTTGGGACGCGCGGAAAGTCATCGGCGGGCACGCTTGCCAGCGTAAACCTTCGGGCGTGTCCCACGCTTCGGATGACCAAGCCGGTGCCTTGGGCCTCAATCGCTACCGGCCCATCCGGCAAGGTTTTGATGCGTGTTGAGAAGTCCACACAGGACACCGCCACGCTGCCCGAGGCCTTCACGTCCGCGTCCACGTTCACCGAAAGACTAAGTGGCGTTTGGCTTACGCTCAGCCGTAAGCCGTGTTGGTCTTCGGCGACAAGTAACACGTGCGAGGAAAGTGCATGCGCGTCCTTGCGTTTGGTCACTTCGACCAGCGGCGCCATGATGTCGAGTAGGTCGTTTTTTGCGACAACGATTTTCATGACACCTCAGAACGGTACGTCGTCGATGGTTTCGGGAAACGTATCCTGCGCATGGGTCGCGGGCGTTGCGGCTTTAAGACGCTCTGCCCATCGCAAGGCAAGGCCTGCGTTCTTTCGTGTAGACTGAGAGGCCGGCTGGTTCTTGTATGTCTTGCCCTCGTCGTCTTCTTTTTTCGCTATCCACTCCAACGTGCGGGCGTATTGTTTCAAAAACTCCGACGATGTCTTTGAAAACGTTAGGCCCTTCATGTCAGGCCCATTCCAGTTCTTCAGACCCATCGTAACCTTGGGATCCGTCCAGTCGCTTTCGGGCGCGATAACGACTTCGACACTTGGTCGTGGGCCTTGCGCCGATTGATTCGCGACGCCTGAAGCGGTCCTATTTTGAACAGGCCCGGAGCTTAGTTTCTGCCGTTCAATCGCAAGCCATTCTTTGCTGAAGTCTTTCAGCCATGCGAGAAACTCTCGCGCAACGGTGTCCATCATCATGCTTTTTCCCGTTTCAATTTCTTTACTGTGGTGACCTGCCTGGTCACCTTGCATGCCTTGATTTCGTCGTCGGTTGCTCCCCTCTGACGCGCAAGGGATTCCAGCTTCTTGCTGTCGGTTGTCGTCGATTCGTAAGACGATTCCCGAAGTTCGTGAGTGTCACTGAGGACGATGGGCGTAGACCTCGCCATGTCGCGAAGTTTGTCCTCGACCATCTCGGCAAGTTTCTTGATCTTCTCAAGCTTGAGCCAAGCTTGGCCTGCTTGGTCCGGCGTAAGCGTCTCGAGCGACGTACGCAGTTGGTCGACGTCGGTCACCATGCTTCGCGCAAGGGCCACCTTGGCGGGACATGAGTGCATGGCCGGGCAATACCGGCAATGATCTCCCTCGTTGACCGATGGGACAATACGGCCACCCATCTGCTCTTGGGCTTGTGCGACCAATTGAAACGCTTGGCGAAGGTCTTGAACGAAGGCGTCGACGTCGAAAGCGCTAAACCGATGCCGGTCGACGAAGATGGACCCATCTTCGTGAAGGTAAACGATGCGACCTTCGACCTCGCTGCATTCGTGATGCCGCATGGCCACCGATGCAGCAAAAAGCATCTGCGGATTTTTACGGCATGGCGTTACAGGTTGCCCAGTCTTCCAGTCGCCAACGACATAATGCCCTTCCCAGTGCCGACCAACGAAGTCGAGGGTACCGGGCACCTCGAACGGGTTGACGTCGTAGGCTCGCCCGATGTTCTCCCCGAGAAACCGGGCCGTGTCCTCGTGAACGTGCAGAGCATAAGCCACTTCGGCCTTGATAGCTTCGAGGTCCCCGATGGCGTTGCTCAAGTCGAACGAGGCACATCGCGATTGCAAGTGCCCAGGGACGAGCGACAAAGCGGCGTCCTTAGGTCGACCCGTCAAAACCGCGCGAAGAAACTCGTGAATGGCGACGCCATCCTCCGCCGCTTGCCCGTGACTGTAAGCGTGCGGCAAGACAACGCTTGCGGGACAGGCAAGGACTCGCGCCGCCGCCGAAGCCGTGAAGATGGGCTCAGTAGGCATCTGGGTCCTCGCCTCGGTCGATGTCCTGTTCCACGGTTACCGTCTCCGGTTCCGTTGGTGACTCGACGGCGGGATCCTGAACTTTCGAATTGGTCTTCTTGATGCCGAACTTGACCGCGTAGGCGTCCTTGATCTTCTTGAGTGCTTCCTTATCAACCTCGCCGCCTTCGATGGCTTTTTTGATCGTCTCTACAAGCGCGTCCTTGTCCGTCGGAAGAGCCTGCTCAATACGATGGAGCAACACCTCCGAGACGGGTGGAACCACCTCCGTCGAAGCGTCAACGATGTGCACCGCGGTTACAGGCGCGTCTTCAATGCCGTCTCGCAATTCTTCGATCGATTTAAGACCCAAAAGACAATCGGAAAACACTCGCCTGGCAGCGTCGGCTTTGCACCGAGCATGCAACATCTGTCTGGGGTATTTTGCCCAGTTGCCCTTGTTTGCGAGGCCTGCCCGCTTGGCGTCCTCAATTGTCCACGTTACCCGTTGCTCGCTTTGATTCTTTCGTTTGACCGCGTAGGTCACGGACGTGTCCGACTCCTCCACGCATTCGAATTTTTCACACGCCGGCGACTGAAGACACAAGGCATGCATGAACGAAGCATCGAGACAGGTTCTACCTTCTACGACGTAGACGACTCGCATGCTTTGCATCGGTGAGAGACCTAGGTCTTTCCCCGTCAAAATACGTGTGCATGCATCCTCCCAGGTCTTGCTTCCGCAGAGCTGTATTTTGGCAACCATGGTTGCAAGCTCGCGAGCTTGCTGCAATTCCATCGGATTCAACGCTTGCCTGGTGTGCACCAATTCCGTCACGATTCTTCCCTTTCCAAGTCGTCGGCAAAGCGATCAATGGCATCCGGAAAAGAATCGCCCACGGTCGGCGGTGGAGCTTCGCGACGCTTTCGGTCTTCGCGCAGCTTGGCCAACGCTCGACGAACCGTTGCCGCCCATCGGCGCAATTCTTCCGCTCCCATGCTTTGCCTCCTCGCGGTGAAACCATAACTTTGGTTATAGTTGTAGCCAAGGGATTTGCGCGGCAGGTCAAAAGATACAGCGCGTCGAACCTTTTTCACGGCTGAGGTTCGCCTCATCGCATTTTTGCGACAACGGTTTCTAATGTGGATGCAACATACAACGGCGCTGCTATAAGGGCCCCCGTTCGCGCCGACGGGAGGGAGCAAGCGCGATTGCAAACGTGAGGGAGCATGCCGAACCGTATTTTTATTGTCGCCACATATGGCGGAGACGTTACGCCTTGGATTTTGGTTTTTGTGGCTGGTCTCGAAGAAAGTCGGCCTTCATCATGAACCACAATTCTTCCGCGTCGTAGGTTGCGTGGGGATTGCCTCCGGGCGTCCACGAACGAACCCAAAGCACGTCGTATCCCATGGCTTCGCCCATGGCTCGCGCGGCCTCAAGGGGCGCGTAACGCGCGCCCGTTAGGGCTTGCGGCTGAGCTTGGTCGCCCGCCAAAAGTCTAGCCAATGTTGTTCCGGCCAGCTTCGCAAGACGCTCGGCAAAAACAAGCGAGGCTTTGCGTTGGCCCGTATTGATCTGGGACACAAAGGCTTGGCTCACGCCACAGGCCGCAGCAAGACGACCTTGCGAGTAGCCTTCGTTGAGCATGCGTTTCACGAGCGAAACCACGCGATCGTTCTCGTCGTCGGTAAGCTGTTCCAAGGGCACGAGATTGTCCGTTCATTCACGCATGTCAAAAAGACATGCCGAAAACTATAACTTGTGTAATAGATGGTCCATGAATCGAGGGGCCGTTGAACTTCGTCGGTGGCTTGCCGGCGACGACACGGGAATCAAAGTGAGCCAAGGGCAGTTGGCGACACGCCTTGGCGTAAAACAGGAGGCGATTTGTCATTGGATACGGGGTCGAAACCGACCGAATTACGACCGGCGCATGGCGCTTGAGCGGGAAACAGGCATCCCCGCTGCGGCGTGGGGAGAATTGACCGAAGTTGCGGGAAAAGCAAATGCCGGCAAACGTTAATCGTTTGCTCGGTGTTTTGGTTCGCGCCGTCGTTCTCGGCGTATGCGCGTGGGCCAATCGTGCGCAGGTTCGGAGGACGAGCCGCGCGTGGAAACGGGCTTGGGGGGAGATGGGATAACTTCGATGGTGTGTGACTTGTGCGAGCGGAAAATTCAAAACAATCGCGCCCTCGTTGTGTGGGCAGCGGGAAAAAAGACGGGTCTTCGAACGCCGGCGGGAAGGGTCATGCTGGTGCACCGTCATCGGTGCGCCGACGTGTATCGGCGGGCGGTGGATGAAAAATTCTTTCTTGTTACGGGCAATCCAGCGGTTGCTTGCGACGCAGAACCGGAGGCGTTTCGTGGCGACGGCGAGAAGATCGGCAACCTGCGCCGCATTTTTGAATTTGCGCCCGACGACCTTCGGCGGTTGCGCGCCATCGACCAAGGGATTTCGTCGGCGCGTACACGCTTGAGCTTGATGGAATTGGCTTACCGATGGATTCGGTCGTTTGGAGTGGCTTAGCGATGACACCTCTACAGGGCAAACTTGCGCTTGCGATCTTGGCCACGTTGGAAACCAGCACCAGAGCGACCACGGAAATGGTTGCAGCTCTGCGCACGTTGATTTGCGAAGCGATGAACGCGAACCCTCATCCCGTTGACCAAGTCGAGGCGCGCCGGGCGATGAAAGCCAAATTGAGCGAACTCGGGAGATGAAACTATGCGCAAGGGGGTCTATGTCGACGAGACACGCGGCAAGTGGCGCGTGCGTTTGGCCAACAAGGACAAGGTCACGGGAAAAATAAAGAAGGTTCTGTTTAAGACCTTCGAAACCCGATGGGAGGCCGAACGGTTTGCCGATGATCTCAGCGAGGAGGTCGAGCGCCGTTCCGATCCTGCTCGCATCACGATTGGGCGCTTGGCAACGTCGACGCTTGAGCGACTGGACCTGCCTAAGTCGAGGATGTCCATCCTTCGGGCGCACTTGCTGCCGGACCCGATAGCGGACATGGAGCCGGCAAAGGTCAAAGCCTCCGATGCGCTGGACTATTTCGACCGATTGACCAAAAAACAGGCGGTGCATTCCTTGCTGACCAAGGACGGCGTGGTCTATCGAACCATGCCGCGTACCATCGCTAGGCAAACGGTTTTGAACGCCTACAACTTGCTTCGGTCGACGTTGAGGGAGGCCAAGGCTCGGGACCTGGTGACAGAGATCGTGACCAACGACCTGCCCCTGCCTCGGTTGAAAACGACGAAGGAGCACGGCATCGCTCTGCGACCGGCTCAAATTGAAGACTTCCTTTCGGCGGTTACCGAACCTGAAAGGTACATGTTTGCCTTCATGATTTTCACGGGCATCCGGGTCGGTGAAGCCGTGTCCTTGCATCTGCAAGACATCGTCCTCGACGGGCCGGAGCCTCACATTTGGGTTCGCTACGGCGGCCCGCCGAAGACAACAGCAGAGGGTGAACTTTTGTGGCCGCCGACGAAAGGCGGCCGACCCCGCCGCGTTCCACTTCTCCCGATGGCTATCGAAGCGTTTGAGAACTGGCAAGCGTTTGCTGCTTTGAGTTTGCATCGTGGCCGCGGGGACAATCCCCTCGGTCTCGCATTCCCGAACAAAAACGGCGGGGTGCGAAACCCCATACACATCGTCCGATTTCCGGAGTGGAAAAAAATCAAACAATCGGCGAAGGTCCCTCCGCAAATGCGGATCCATGACCTGCGACATACCTGCGCAACCAGCCTTTTGCTCGGCTGGTGGGGACGCAAGTGGACCATTGAAGAGGTGCAATTTTTCCTTGGCCACGCCAGTGCCTCGACGACGGCCCGCTATGTCCACGGCCAGCAGGAAGCCGTCCGTGAAGCGGCGGCCGAAACGCGGATTGTCATGGGCGAGCAAAAGAGCACCGTCATGGCGTCGTCGGTCTCCGAAGGCACCGGATTTTCCCACGGGTTTCCCGCACTGGCCAAAACGGTCGGCGGGACAGCAGGAAAATCAGCGCCCCCGGGAAGAGTCGAACTTCCGACCAACGGTTTAGGAAACCGCTGCGCAAACCCGGAAAGCTCGGAAATAAACGGGGCGCCGCTCGTTAGTTCTTACCCGCAAACTTCCCTCGCGGGAACGGCGAAATCTCTCGCCGGGGCCTACCTGACGGCCATCGAGTGCCAGTCTGCCGAGACCGCCGAACGCTTGTTTGACGCATTGATTGCCGTCGTGGCGGATTTTGGTCCGGAGCACCCGTGGGCGCGAGATGTCGACCGGATCCTCGTGGCCAAAGCCCGAGGCGAAGCGGTGCGCGCCCGCACCCTCTCCATCGAACTTGCCGGCCGCATCCAGCGGTCGGGGGAACCTCATCCGTGGAAGCAGGTAGTGTGATGCTTGACTATTTTGATTCGGAACAGGCGCTCCGTGCGCGGTGCGTGGATTACCTCGGTGAGCTTGACGGGCAGTGGCTTGCGTTGGCCCATGACGCCCTACGCAAACTGCATCACGCTCGCCGTGACCAGGTGCTGTTTGGTCGTGGTCTCGACTCTCAGGAAAAAGAGATTCAACGAGCCCATGGTATCGACTCG